ATAGCTTACCTGCTAAACCTTTAGCTCCTGAACTCGCAGTAGCTGCTAGATCACTGAGACCTTTCTCTACGGTATTCATATCTACTTCTTGATCTTCAATATGTGCTTCTTCATCGCTAAAGAATCCATCTAATGAACGGATACCGCTTTCCTGATCTTCTATTTCGGTTTCTTCAATATAACTTTTTGGTTCAACTGGAATAAATTTATCACCTTCAATACGTCCATATCTGCCATCTTTATAAAATTCTACAGCATCTCTAAATCTTGTTAAAAAGTCACTTCTTGGTCTAAAACCGTTTTCATCTTTAAAATCATCAGAATAATCACCAGCTAAATCTGGATCGATTAAGTTTACTGGGCCATCAATTCCAAATCTTTGTATAGCCTTGTCTCTTATAGCGTCATATTTACGTAATACTGCTAAGTGTGCTTGTTTATCATTCTTTTGTATAGCATCAAAAATATCATCAGTAAGAGCTTCCATTTGATCAGAATATTCACGTGCATCGGGTCTATCAAAGGGGCTTTCCGGTTTATCTTCTTTATTATTAAACGGTGAATCTTCGAAACCTTTTTTAAGAAGCTTTTCTATTTGGTCTGCTTTTATATCTCTTTGCTCAGTTAAGATTTTATTTGCTAATGTGGTAAAGTTATCCATATTAATATTTATTTAATCAAAAGAAATTTAGTTGACAGTCTATTGAAGTAATTACTATTAAGCCATTTCAGATCATATTTCTTACTAAAAGCTTTAGCTTTACTAAATGTAAATTCAGCAAAGTCTTTCTTCGGTTTTTGTATATCGTTAAGTAGTATGTCACCTTTACCACTTTTGCTTTTTAAGAGATGGTCGAAATAGGGTAGACTATATTTACTGATGTATATTTTAATAGGTAATATACGTTTCATACGATTTAATGTCGTATTTATTAAATTTATAACATCAAACTCATCATAGAACTTAAGCATGGAGCATTCCGGTAATTGAGTATTGTTAAAAAATAATATATGCTTATTTCTATTTGCGCTATTAAGAATAGCTTCAGAAAATCCAAAAATAATGTAATGATACGCGATCTTCTTAACATCTGCGTTATTAATACTCTTATCTAGAATACCGAACATATGCAGATCATTTATAATATTATCGCTAATATTATCTGCAAAAATCTCATTACAATTAATGAGACATATATTATACACACCTAAATCTAATGATTCCACACGATATTATATCAGTGTTCCAAAAAATTCTTAGGTGGTTTACCTATTCTACAGTTGATTATACCATTATAATAGTCTTCACTTAACAGTACATCTTTATCAAACTGCATCTTTGATTCATAATAACCTAGTTCATATTTATTTCTACAGAATCTTAGTATTTTAAATAAAAATCTATCCTTACCGTGTGTGGCTATATCGATATTGAGCCTATCACTTGAACCTGTATAGGTCTTCCAGTCACTTTCCACATAATCAATACGCTTCCTCTTCTTACCTTTAAGAGGTGCTCGCTTAATCTTTTTAACCATCTGCTTTCTACCGATATATTTCTTATCGTTTATTAAATTGGTAATTTCGTATATAAATCCGAAAGCGTCCTCTGGTATTGCTTCATAAACTTTCCAATGACCTGTATCCATCTATGTATTTACTTCTTTTTCTTTTTCTTTCTACGCTTGATACTACCTCTTCTAGTCTGGATAGCACCTAATGCAAAAGGTCTTCTGTAGTCTCCAGGTGCATACCAATCACCTGACTGGGAATGACCAACAGCAGCTGCCGGTCCTAGTGCACCACCACCAACAGTATTATCGTCCTCATCATGAATGGTTCTAAGTTTACTATAATATCTAGGATCTTCAGCTAAATGCTGTTTAGCTATAGTAGTTGCAACTGATACATCGTCTGTATGTTCGAGTTCGACCTTAATACCCATTTTAAGCTCTTTTTCATCATAATCAATATCTTCAACAGGTTTTAAAAGATCTATAAATCTACGCTCAAATAAGTTAACAACATTATTTTTAGCTAAATTATCCTTTGTAGTTGTTTTCTGCATAATAGTACTTATAATCATAATGTGAGTATTATAGATCAATACGTAAAAGAAATTGAGAAGGATCTGCATGTCGATGAGTTTAATATCAAAGATGTATCGATGAAGACGCCGTCGCGTAAGCATTTTTGGGTCAGTAAGCTAATACAACATAAAAAAAATCTTATTAATGTTAAAGCGCAGCGATTTCAATTAAAGAAGGAAATAACTAAACAGATTATCGAAAAATCGCCCGTTAAGGTAACGACTCCTATTGCAGAGAAGACTGCATATCAACATGAACAAATGGTCGAGCTGCAAGCCAGGATAGACGAGCAAGAGCTTATAATTGAACTATTAGAAAAAACCGAAAAAACGTTCAGTTCACTTAGTTTTGATATTAAGAATATTGTCGAGATTATGAAAATGGAAACATTATGATTACTTTTAGTTTTGACAGAGGTAAAGTTCGTATACAAGGCGAGTTATTTTCAGATATACGCGAACATTTTAGTGTTAAAGATGATACTGCACGTTTTCGTAAAGGTAGAGCAAAATATTTTGCAAGTCGTATATACTGCATCACTCCTACCGGTTTATTCGAGCCTGGTTTATTTTATGATATTATGCGCTTTATTAAAGAGACGTACCCTAACGAAGAAGTTAGAATAGATAAGTCGATATCGTGTGTAGTTAAACCCGGTCTATTAGACGCTAGAGTATATGATAATCTAACGCATAGTCTTAGAGATTACCAATATGCTGCATGTGAAAATGCAATTAAACACGGTAGAGGTATATTAAAAATGGGTACAGGTGCGGGTAAGACTCTAACTATATGTTCAATCCTAATGAGTGCTTTCCTACAGCGTAAAGATAGTTTTAAATGTTTATTAATTGTACCTGATCTTACATTAGTTAACCAGACATTTACCGATTTTGAGGAATATAATGCTCTATTTAAATTTACAAGATGGACTGGTAAGCTTAAACCTGATCTAACAGCGAATGTTATAATTGCTAATTTAGGAGTACTGCAGAGTCAATTCAAGGATAACGAGTGGCTGCAAGATGTCGATATGTTGATTATTGATGAATGCCATAAATTAAAGAAGAATAATAAAATTAACAAAATGGTGCAGTCTATTAAAACTGTACATAAATTTGGATTAACTGGTACGTTGCCTGATAGTAAGCCAGATGAATGGAATATTATTGGTAAAGTAGGTAGTATAATATATGAAAAAGATAGTTATAGTTTGAGAACCGAGCGTCATCTAACTACCGCTAAAACATCTATACTCAATATAGACTACAATACAAAACCTATACATATTAAAGGTCAGAATCCGTATAAAACGGAATTAGATTTTCTGTATGAAAATGAATTTCGAAATAATATAATTCATCGGGTATGTACTAACTTTAATAATAATATACTCGTACTTGTAAATCATATTGTACACGGTGAAAAGTTATATGATATACTGAGCGCTGTAAAAGATAAGCAAGTATATTTCATACGTGGAGATGTTGAAGTTGAAGAAAGAGATAGAATAAAGCAATTAATGGAAACAAATACAGATGTAATATGTATTGCAATTAGCGCTATTTTCTCGACAGGTGTCAATATTAAAAATATACATATGATTATTTTCGGTGCCGGTGGTAAAAGCTCTATTAGAACAATTCAATCTATAGGTAGAGGCTTGAGATTACATGATAATAAAGAAAGACTTACAATTATAGATTTAGCTGATAATTTAAAATATGGTAAACGTCACGTTGAAAAGAGGATAGAGATTTATAAACAAGAAAAAATACCATTTTCAATTACGGATATAGTTGAAAAGTAACTACTAGTAATATATAATTAACTTAGTTATGGCGGTAGAAAAAATAAAAAAAGTTGAACCGGTTAAGGTCAAGAAAAAAAGAGGACCTAAACCTAAAATAGACGAATATTATGTTAACCCTGCTGACTTTAAGCAGCAAATTCGTGATTATTATAAGTCTGAAGTATGTATTCATGAGCTAGCTAACTCTCTGAAAAAAATTGCGTATGGTTTAGGTAATAAGTCTAATTTTATCAATTATACATATAAAGAAGAGATGATCGGCGACGCGTTAGTCAAGATGTATACAGCTCTTAAGAATAAGAAGTTTAACGTAGATTCCGAATACAATCCTTTTTCATATTTTACAACTATTGCGTTCCATGCCTTTATTAATAGAATTAAGAAAGAGAAGAAACATCACGAAACTCTTACAAATTATAAAGAAATGGTGTATGAGGAAGAGATGGCAGCGGTAACTGATGGTCAGGTGTATGTTAAGCCGAATAGTGATGATCTAGAATATAGCAGTTAATGAAAAATAGAGTTGCAATATTTTCTGATATTCATCTGGGTGTACATCAAAATAGCGATTTCTGGTTAGGCATTGCTAATAAATGGGTGGATTGGTATATTCAAGAATTACATAAACAGGATATTAGTGATATAATATTCTGCGGTGATTTCTTCCATTATAGAGATGAGATTAGTGTCAAGACATTAAACTTTGCTAAAGATCTTTTAGATAAATTTAAAGACTTTAACATTACTATGATTACCGGTAATCATGATGCATGGTATAAAGATACTTCAGAAATTAACAGCCTCTCAATATTAAAAGGTAGACGTAATCTAACTATATATGATAAGCTTGAGACGGTAACCGTTGGTGGTAAGCGTTTAACTTTCTGCCCATGGGGTACTCAGATTAATGACATACCTGATAGTGATATAGTATTTGGTCACTTTGAGTTAGAGAACTTTAAGATGAACGGTTTTAAAGTTTGCGATCACGGAGATGACCCGGAAGTTCTTATATCAAAAGCTCCGTTAATATTCACAGGTCATTTTCATTTAAGAGATGAGAAGACATTTCAGGATAAAAAGCGAATTGTATATGTAGGTAATCCGTATGAAATGGACTTTGGCGATTCGTTGCAAACAAAAGGATTTTATACTTTAAATATAGACGAAATGTCGTATGAGTTTACAGAGAATACAATAACACCTAAACATGTTAAAGTATTTCTATCAAAACTTATTACTGATCCAGACCCTATAAAATTTTTCAATGATATTATTGCAAATAATATTATTAAACTTATAATTGATAAAAATATTAATACTGATCATTTAGATTTATTAATAGCTAAATTGACAAGTTATAAGCCTTGTGAGATTAGAATAGATTATGACGTCAATTATAATAAAGTTAAGTTTTCTGAAGAAGGTGATTTTGATCTCTCCGGTGTTGATATAATTGAAGCTATAACTGAATTTGTAAATTTACTTGATATTGAAAATAAAAGAGAGGTTGTGAAATACACAGCTGATCTCTTCGCAAGATCTACCGATAGACCATAATGAAATACGTTACATTTAAACAACTTAAAATAAAGAACTTCCTGTCTGTAGGTGAAGATGAGGTGTGTGTCGAATTTAATAAAGGATTACATATTGTAACCGGTATAAATCGGGATAAAGAAGATAGACGAAATGGAGTAGGTAAGAGTACAATTGCTGATGCTTTATATTTTGCTATCTTTGGTAGTACTCTTAGAGAGATTAGAAAACAATTTATACCTAATAATTTAACAGAAGGTAAATCAATTGTCGAACTATCATTTGCAATTAATGACCCGCATTACGGTACAAACGATTTTCATATAGTACGTACTTTAGGTCCATCTAAATGTAATATATTTAAGAATGGGGTTGATAAGACCAGGGATACGATTGGTAATACTAATAATTATATTGAAACTATCCTATCATCATCACCAGAAGTTTTTCAGAATTGTGTTATAATGACTCTCAACAACCATATACCCTTTATGGCAAAAAATAAGGTTGAGAAGAGAAAGTTTATTGAAAAGATATTTAGCTTAGAGATATTCTCAAAAATGTTAACGGAGTTACGGTCTGATCAAAGTCTTATTAAGCAAGATTTTGATACTAATATAACCCGACTTGAAGAAACTAATAATTACCTGACTGTGCAAAAATCTCAAAGAGATAGTTTTAATGTTGATAAAGAAAAGAAAACTGAAACTTTACAAACTAATTTAACAAAGCATAGAGATGATTTAAAAGATGCTAACGATCGATTAGAAGCTATTGAAAAATTAGATGAAAAGCCATATAAAAATAAGCTGACTGAGCTAATAGCATTAATAGATTCCAAAAAAGATGATAGGAATAATATTAATAACAATATTATCGAATTAAAGCTTAATTTAAAGAACTCAGCGGAAACCTATAGACGTATAGGTACAGGTGAAGAAAATTGCCCCGTATGTTTACGCTCTATTGAAGATCATGACTTAGAGCTTATTAAAAAAGAGAAAGAAAATCTTAAAAATATTATTAATAACAGTAAGTCAGAGTTAGCTAATCTTACAAATGAATTGACTGCTATTGATAGTGAAATAGAAAAAGTCGACCAGGCAGTTAGAGTCGTATCTGATAAAATAGCTAATATTGAAAAGCAGAAATATGGTATCGGTCATATTAGAGAATCAATAGATTACATTAAGAGATGCGTATCTGAGATGGAAGAGGAGTTAAAATCTACATGTAACGATACGAATACATTCAGCGATATTGTAGTTGAGTTAGAGACTAAATCATCGACGATTACCGCAGAGCTAAGCAATATTAAAAAGAATATTGATATGCTTGATGTAGTTAAGTTTGTGGTAAGTGAAGAAGGTGTAAAAAGTTACATTGTTAAAAAGATACTAAGAAATTTTAACTCTAAACTAACTCACTACCTAAAAAAGCTTGATAGTAATAGTATATGCGTTTTTAATGAATATTTTGAGGAAGAGATTTTAAACGAAAAAGGTAAGATATGTCTCTATAATAACTTCTCCGGAGCAGAGAGAAAGGCTATTGATTTGGCATGTCTCTTCTCTTTTATGGATATGAGAAAAGCTCAAGGAGATGTACATTATAACTTAAGTTTCTACGATGAATTATTTGATAGTAGTTTGGATGAAAAGGGAGTTGATCTAGTTTTAGAGATCTTAAATGAAAGGGTTGAGAAGCTAAATGAATGTGTATTTGTTATTAGCCATCGAAAGGAAAGTATAAAAGCGGCGACCGGTGATATTATATTCCTAGAAAAGCATAATGGTATCACAAAGCGTGTAAACTTTGTGGATTAGCATAAAAAACTTATTAATTATTAAATATGTTAATTCAAGGAAACGTACCATTTCAGCTTAAGTCACCAGCTCGGCCAAATAGCGGTCAACCTAATGCAACTAGTGTCAAACCGAAACCTGTAGCAGCTCCGGCTGAGGTTGGATTACCTCGCTTTATGAATTATTATGCTGATTATAGTGGTTGCGGTCACTGGAGGATGATATGGCCGGAGCAAGTTATGAATGCTCATAATAAAGCAGTTGTACACGGGACGACTGTAATGAATGGTGACCCTAGATATTACGGTGGAGTTAAGGGTGTTAGAATTCAGAGACAAGCAACTCCGCAACAGTTAGAGTTTGTTAAATTTCTTAGAAACATGGCAGATAAAACTGGTATGCGTCTTATATATGAAATTGATGATATATGTTTTGCGGAAGATATTCCTGATTATAACAAATATAAAGGAGCATTTACAGATCCAAAGATAAGACAATCAGCTCAGGAAATGATGGCTATGTGTGATGAGATTACCGTTACATGTCCGTTTATGAGAGATTATTATCGCGATAAGACAGGTAATCCGAACGTCACAGTTATTCCAAATTTTATGCCTAAATTCTGGATAGGGGGTAAATCTGATCTTAACCGTACGATGGAGAGCTATGAGAAGAACAAGAAGAAACCTCGTATTTTATATGCCGGTTCAGGTGCGCACTTTGACGTTGATAATAGAGTAAAACAGCGTGATGATTTTCATCATGTAAATGAAGTTATTGCTAAAACAGTTGATAAGTATCAATGGGTATTCTTAGGTGCTTTTCCATTAACGTTAAAACCTCTTGTTCAAGCTGGTAAGATCGAATTTCACCCATGGAAGCGTTTATATGAATACGGTCAAGGCTTATATGATCTAAATGTAAACATGATTGTAGCTCCGTTACAGGATAGTATTTTTAATCGTTCGAAATCTGACCTGAAATATATTGAAGCATGCGCGCTTGGATTGCCTATTGCATGTCAAGATATGTGCACATACGAGAACGCTCCTATCAAGTTTAAGACCGGGGAGGAGATGATTGCTCAGATTGAAAGTACATTGCAAGATAGAAAACGCTATAAAGCTTTATGTAAAAAAGCTAGTCAATATGCTGATACCCGGTGGTTAGAGGATGATAAAAATATTGATTGCTATACCGAACTCTATCAATATAGTGTAGGTGACCCTCTAAGAGTTAATCTGAACAGGTATAATTAACTTTTTGTTATTGATAATAACGAAGCATCATATATAATCATATATGTGAGTTATCGTAATGCAATTTATAATGGACGTGAAGGTACTGTAACTCTCTTTACTTGGGATGAAGAGGGTAATAGAGTACGATTTGAAACTAGTGTAGAGCCATATCTTTATGTTGAAGGGCCCGGAAAACACGAATCTATATTCGGTACGAAGTTAATTAAGAAGAAATTCAATAGTCAGTATAACCGCTATAAGTTCTTAAAAGATTCTGGTACAAAGCGAGTATTCGAAAATCTACCAGCACATCAGCAGTTCCTAGTTGATACATATTGGAAGGTAAATGAGGAACCGGAATTTAATAGTAATCCTATTAAGACGATGTTTATTGACATCGAAACCTATTCACCAGATAGTTTTCCAGATATTAAAACAGCTAACCATCCCGTAACCGTTATAACTGTTTATGATTCACTTGAAGATAAATTTACTGCATGGGGAATAAAGCCATATAATAATACACAAGATGATGTTACGTATATTCACTGTGCAAATGAAAAAGACCTTTTCATGGCTTTCATACAATTCTTGGAAGTAGATTACCCGGATATTTTATCTGGTTGGAATTCAGAGTTTTTCGATATCCCGTATATAGTAAACCGTTGTCGCCGTATACTGGGCGATGAATGGGTTAATCGTATGTCACCTGTCGGTAATGTCTATAGTAGAACGATCAGAGGTCAGTTCGGCGCTGAACAGGTAAAATGGTATATCGAAGGTATTTCACTGATTGACTATCTTGACGTATATAAAAAGTTTACTCAAGGTCTCCGTGAGAGCTATAAGCTAGACGCTATCGGTGAGCTAGAGTTAGGGCAGAAAAAAGTTGAGTTCGGTAATATGAACCTTGCGACTTTATCTGATGATGATTGGCAGACGTTTGTTGATTATAATATTCAAGACGTTAGATTACTTAAACATCTCGAGGTAAAACTGAAGTTTATTGAATTATTACGTA